TTGCGTGAGTTGGTTGATTGGATTAGACCTAGGGTGAAGGAGTTTGAATATCATTTACCTATTGAGATTGATTCTGATTTGACCCCTAAGACTTGGACTCAAAGGCTTATCTAAGGTTACGCTAAACTAGAGATTGACTTTAGGAGTTTATTTTGGCCTTGACTAATGCTTACTGCACTCTTGCAGATGTAAAAGCTGCACTTCGTATCTCAGACACTATTGATGATGCTCTTATTGAGAACAGCATAAACTCTGCTTCTCGCATGATTGACCAATACTGCAACCGTTACTTCTATTCAACGCCTGCAGGTGAAGTTCGCTACTACCAGGCTAACGATGGTTTTACTTGTTGGATTGATGATGCTCAGTCTATTTCTGACATCAAGACTTCTAGCACTGATCCACTTATTTATGACACAACTTGGGAAACAGGTGACTATCAGCTGCAACCTAATAACAACAAGGCGAATGGTGCTTATAGTCCTTACACTGTGATAACTGCTACCGATAACTATTTATTCCCTGTTTGGGCTGAGATTGCTTTGGTGCAGGTTACAGGTCAGTTTGGTTGGGCTAGTGTGCCTGACCCTATCAAGTTTGCGACTATCATTCAGGCTTCAAGACTGTTCAAACGCCTAGAGTCCCCACTTGGTGTTGCAGGTGTATCGGACATGGGAATTATGCGTGTGGGTTCAAACATGGATGGTGACGTTGCTCAGCTGTGTAACCCTTACCGTCTGCTTAGAACAGGTGCTTGATGTCTATTAGTTTGCTTCGTGCAGGTTTGGCTAAGAACCTTGGAACTATCAAGGGGTTGCGTGTTGTTGAAACGCTACCGGACTTAGTGAACCCACCTATGGCTATGATCGGGTTGGCTAAGGTTGCCTATAATCAGCAGAATCAGCGTTCTATGGCTGAATACACTTTTCAGGTGACTGTTGTTTTGGGTCGTGTTTCGGAGCGTACAGCTCAGCGTGACATGGATGTTCTTGTTGCCCCTGGCGAAGGTTCAGTGAAGTATGCGATTGAGTCTGATCGTACTTTGGGCGGTAATGCTTATGAAGTGTTTGTGCCTGAACTCTCTGCTATTGGGGCTGTTAGTATCAACGGTATAGACTATTTCAGTGCCGAGTTTTCGGTTCAAGTTTTCGCAAGATAAGGATAAATAATGGCAATTTTTGTCGCAACAGATTTCAACGTTTCAATCAATGGTTCAACTGCTCTTGCTGGCTACCTGACTCAGGTTGAGTTGAAGACCACAGCAACCGATGTTACAACTACTGCTTTCGGTTCACCTTGGGTGACACGTGTTGCAGGGCTAAAAGAAGGTTCATTGACTTTGACTTTCAATCAGGACTATGCGATTGCAACAGTTGATGCGACTCTTTGGCCGCTTCTAGGTACTAACGCAACTGTTGTTATCAGACCTTCTTCTTCAGCTGTAGGAAGTGCAAACCCTGCTTACACAGCAATCTGCACAGTGCTAGATCTAACCCCTGTTTCAGGCACTATCGGTGACCTTGCTACTTTCTCTGTTACATGGCCTACAACTGGGGCAGTTTCGAGAGCTGTAGTCTAATGAATCAACTAAACCTACGCATAGAGTTGACTGATGGAACTGTGGTTGATGTTCTATCTTCTGCAGGGGACATTGTGAAATGGGAAACCTATTTTAACCTTGGTATAGACAAGCTGGAGAAGGTTACACACTTGCTGTATCTTGCTTGGCTTGCTGTAACTAGGCTTAAGAAAACAGGCGAAGACTTTGATGGCTGGATTGAACTTGTTGCCAAAGTTGAGGTTACAGACCCAAAAGGCTAAACAGTTTGGGTGTTGATTCGTATCATTGGATGATTGCGAATCTTGCTGTTGCAACAGGTATAGCCCCTTCAGTGTTGATGAATGAAACTGATCGGATGTTGAATACTATGTTGTTTGCTTTACAGCATCAAAGGGGCGGTGATTAGTCATGGCTAGGATGAAAGAGCTTTGGGCTGCACAACAACAAGATCAAACAGTTGTTTATAACATTAGGCAACTCACTAAAGAATTGAATGAGTTAGAACCTGGGTTAAAACGTCAGATGGTTCGTGAAGCTAAAGAACCTGCTAAACCCCTTATCTCTGCTATCCGTAAAGTTATCCCTAGCACTGCCCCTTTGTCTGGTATGAGTCAGGCAAACAATACAGGTCGTTTGGCTTGGGGTGCAGGTAAGAAGGCAGATAGTGTTGTTGCAAAGTTTCGTGCAGGGCGTTCCAGAACTAGAGCAATTACGCCTTTAGTGTCTATTTGGGTGAACTCACCTATGACTGCTATTGCAGATGTGGCTGGTAAGGGTAACCTGCGTAAAGCTAAGCCTGTAACAAATGAGTATGCGTATAAGGATGGCACACGTAGGCACAGGGTAACTTCACAGGGTCAAACTATGATCAATAAACTTCGTGAACGTAACCAAAACAACTTTGTTTATCCTGCAGTTGAGAAATCTCTGCCTAATGCTGAGCGTGAGATAAAATTAGTTATTGATAAGTATGCTCGCATGGTAAATAGGAAGTTGAACTAATGTCTGTCATTGTAAAACTGTTATCTAAGTTTGATGACTCAGGTATAAAGAAGGCTAAGGCAGGCTTCAGTGGGCTGACTAAGGCGTTTGGTGCTGTTGGTATTGGTTTAGGTTTGAAGCAGATGACTGATGGTTTGTTGGATGCTGCTAAGGCTGCTTCTATTGATGCGAAGTCTATGCAGTTGCTAAACAATCAGCTTGTGCGTAACGCTAACGCCACTAATGCTCAGGTCGCAGCAAACAATAAGTTCATAGATACCTTAGCTCTACAAGTGGGTATTGCCGATGACCAGTTAAGACCTGCCCAGGCACGTCTAGCGAGAGCGACTGGTTCAACAGCGAAGTCACAAGAATTACTGAAGTTGGCTTTGGATGCCAGTGCCGTTTCTGGTAGGCCTTTAGAGTCTGTGAGCACAGCCCTAGCCAAGGCATTTAACGGTAATACAACAAGCCTGAAAAGGATGTTTCCTGAACTGTCTAAATCTAAAGACATTATTGGGGATTTGACTAAAGCAGTTAAGGGTGCAGCTCAGGAGCAGGCAGACCCTTTTGCTCGTATGAACGTTGCCTTTGGTGAGTTGCAGGAGAAACTAGGTGCAGTTATTCTGCCTTACATTCTGGACTTTATAGATACGATGATGAAGCCTGGTGGTGCAATAGATCAGGTAGGCAAGTTCCTTGAAGATGTGTCTAACCCTAAGACTGAAGCAGGGCAAATGTTTCTGCAAGTCAAGGATGCTGTTGAGCAGACTGTTGATGCTGTAAAGACTTTCTTTGGTTTCTTTGGTGATGGTGATGCTGTCAAGGGTTTTGCCAATATTGCTTCTAGCCTTGTTCAAGCGTTGCCTGCTTTGATTGCTCTAAAAGGTATTATGATGTTGGCTTCTGGTGGTAAGGCTATTGCTAACTTGGCTAAGGCTATTGCTTTGATGACTGCAGGTAGTTTGACTGATACAAGCGTTGTTGCAACTGGAGATGGTAAAAATAAAAATAAAAAGGGTAAAGGTGGTGGCTTTTTGCCTTTTGCCAACCCAATTACTTTTGCTGCAGCATCAGTCCTAATGACTTCTGGTAGCACTAAACTTCAAACTCCTGAAGAAATTGCACAGCGTCAAGCTCAAATGAATCAGAATAAAGCAGATCTGTTCAAGAACGCTGGCAGGTATCCTGGTTTACCTCAAAGGCCTACAACTGTAAACATCAATGTTCAGGGTGCTGACCCGAAGGCTACTGTTGATGCTTTGGGTAAGTATTTAAAGCAGAATGGTAGTTTGCCGTTCAATCTTGCAACTGTAGGTAAGAAAATACAGTAATGCCTTTACCTACCTACCTTGTTGAGTTACAGTTTGGATCTAGTAGTTACATAGACGTTACGCAGTATGTGCAAAACGTTTCTATTAGTCGTGGCATAAACCGTAATCTTGACGACTTTAGTGCAGGTTCAGTTAGCGTTACTTTTGTAAACAATAATCGTGTCTTTGACCCACTAAACACTTCTAGCCCTTTATGGTATGTGTCTGGTGGTTATACGCTGGTTCAACCTGCAGGGCGTATCCGTATCTCTAGCAACGGTGTTAGACGGTTTACAGGGTTTATTCAAGACTGGGACTTCAACTATGAAGAATCAGGGTTTGATGCTACAGCTACATTGACAGCGTTAGACATGATGTATCGGGTAAGCAACGCTTCTTTCACTGGTGGCACTGCTTGGCAGGTAGAGTCAACTTCTGACCGTATCAAGACTGTCATGAACTATAACGGTTTTG